CTCGCAAAATCGACCTCGCTGTGTCCGCCGTTATGGCGCTCGAAAGAGCCTGCCAAGAACCCGAACTCGAACCCGTTGCCCAATTCTTCTCGTGGGCCGATCTCTAAGGGGCCTTATGAAGAAGCTTGCGGCCAAGCTCACCCGCTCGGCCATCGCAAACACCCTCGGTGCCGTTGGCGCACTGTGCCTCGTAACCGGGGCGTGGGAGTGGAACCCCGTTGCGGGTGTCGCTGCCCTCGGCCTCGGGCTACTGCTAGCAGGTTGGGCGGTGGATGAGTAATGGGGGTCTTCACACGCGTTGAGAAGCGCTTCTATGCGCCCTCCGGCGGGGGAGATCCATGGGCCATCCCGAGCAACGGGAGCCTAGGCGGTATTACGAACGCTGGCGTTCAGGTGACCGAGGAAAGCGCCATGCGCCTACTGGCAGTTATGGCGTGCGTCCGCATCATCTCCGACGCCGTATCGGGCCTGCCGTTTGAGGCGGTCCGGTCCAAGGGCACCGTACGCGAAACGATCCAGCCTGCCCCACCGATCATCGCTGACCCGTTCGGCGGTGAGAGCGATACGCGGTACGTCAACCGGCGTTCCGGCATCACTCAGTGCATGGTCTCTCTGCTGCTGCGAGGTAACGCTTATCTCGCTGTCGTGGGCAGGGATAACCTCGGCCGACCCTCGCGGCTCCGGGTGCTGCATCCGGACCGGGTCAAGTGCGTATTTAACGACGCTGGCCAGCGAACGTACGAGATAGACCGTGAATCGGTGGACGCCGAAAACATCGTTCACCTGACGGGCCTTTCGTTCCCCGAGTCGCCTACCGGCATGAGCGTTATCTCTTACGCCCGGAACGCAATCGGCCTCGGCCTCGCTGCCGAGGAGTTCGGCTCCCGGTTCTTCGGGCAGGGCGCCCACATGACCGGAATCGTGGAAGTCCCGGGCGACCTTGACAAGGAACGCGCACGGGGCCTCAAGGAAACGTTCGAGTCGTCCCACTCGGGCCTCAAGAACTCTCACACGGTCGGTGTGCTCTCCGGCGGAGCCACGTGGAAGCCCATCAGCGTCACTCCCGAGGACGCACAGTTCCTCGGCACGCGCGCCGCGCAGAATCTCGACATCAGCATGCTGTTTGGTGTACCACCCCACATGCTCGGGCAGGTCGACAAGACCACCTCTTGGGGAACGGGCATCGAACAACAGGCACTCGGTTTCCTCGGCTACACGCTGTCGCCCTGGATCGGCCGGTTTGAGGACGCATGGTCCGCCATGCTCCCTCGGCCCCATACCGCGCGGTTCAACGTGGACGCCATGCTGCGCACCGATGCGGCAGGGCGATACGCCGTTTACTCCGCCGCTCGCTCGGCCGGAATCCTCACACAGAACGAAATCCGGGCCCTTGAGAATTACGGGCCCGTTGACGGTGGCGACGATATTGCCGCTGGCCTCAATTCCACCGCCTCACCCATGAAGGATGCGGGCGCTAAGACATCCATGAACACCGACGCTTTGGGGGCGGTGCTGTAATGCCAGACCTTACGATCCGCGCTGCAAAGCGCAGTGAGCTAGAACGACGCGCTGTAGCGCGTGAAATGGATCTCCGTAGCGCCCCGGACGGGACCGGCGGGAACGTCCTCACTTTCGAGGGGTACGCGTCCGTAACGGACGCCCCTTACGAGATGGCGGATATGTTCGGTGAGTACACCGAGAACATCCGGGCCGGTGCTTTCGCCAAGACCATTGCGGAGGGCGCCGATGTGCCTTTCAAGGTCAACCATGAGGGGATCACCCTCGCGCGCACCAAGAGCGGCACCATGCAGCTTGCCGAGGACAGCACCGGACTGCACGTCACCGCTCAGCTAGACCCGAACTCTCCTGCCGTTCAGACTCTCCGGTCCGCCATGGAACGGGGGGATCTTGACGAGATGAGTTTTGGTTTCCGGGTGATCCGCCAAGAGTGGTCCCCGGATTGGCTACAGCGCGACATCACAGAGGTGTCTCTCCATAAGGGTGATGTCTCTGCGGTCAACTACGGGGCCAACCCGCACACGGGTGGGCTGACCTCGCTCCGCGCATTCGATCCGAACTCGTTCGCCGAGTGGCGCAAGTCTGCCGATCCGGCGGATATTGCCCGCGCGCTGGCCATCCTCGCCGAGGAAGCGGCTCCGGCTGTCGAGTCTGCCCACAACCTTGGGGTTGCTGCCGAGGACGCTAAGCGCGCCCTAGACGGTTACCTCGCTGCCCTGGACGTTCGCACGCGTCGGGCGGCAACCCGCTAGCAGCTACGGATTCCGTAGCTGCCTCCCACCCGGTTTACGCCGGAGCCTACGCCGGACCCCTTGCAACACGGGGCACCACCTAGGCCACCACCTAATAGGCGGTGGGTTTCGAGTCATGAAACAACCTAGGAGAAACCCGTATGTCAAAGCGTGACATCGTCGCGGACCTGCTCGCTAAGCGGGCGGACGCGAATGCGGCCCTCACTGCCCTTGCCGATAAGGCCAAGGACGAGAAGCGGGCCCTTGACCAGACCGAGACTGCCGATTTCGACCGGCACGAGGCGGACATTCGTGCGCTGGACGAGCGGCTGACCGAGCTAGACGCGCAGATTCGCGCGGATGAGGCGGCCGAGGCGCTACAGCGCAAGTACGCGGCCAAGCCCGGTGAGGGCGTCACCCGTGAGCCGTCCACCTACCGCTCCGGCTACGGCGGTCAGTCGTATTTCCGTGACCTTCACATGGTCCGAAAGACCGGTGACCGGGACGCCCTCGCGCGTCTACAGCGGAATGACAAGGAAGTCGCCGAGAAGCGCGCGCTGTCCACCACGAATGGCGCTGGTGGCGAGTTCGTTCCTCCGCTGTGGCTTGAGGACGAGTTCGTAAAGATTGCGCGTCCGGGTCGCGTTACCGCGAACCTGACCCCGACTCGGCCGCTTCCCCCGGGCACTGATTCCATCAATGTGCCCAAGGTGACCGGCGGTACTGCGGTGGCGACCCAGGCCACTCAGAACTCCGGCGTGAACGTCCAGGATCTGACCACCGGTTCGATTTCCTCGGGCGTCACCACGATTGCCGGTGGGCAGACTGTTTCCCTCCAGCTCATCGAACAGAGCCCGCTCAACGTTGACGACATCGTTCTAGGCGACCTCGCGGCCGACTACGCGGTGAAGCTGAACACCAAGGTTCTGAGCGGTGCTGGTACCGGCGGTGACCCGACCGGCATTTTCGCCCTGTCGGGTACCAACGCGATCACGTTCACTTCGGCCTCGCCGACCGTGGCCGCGCTTTACACCAAGCTTGCGGGCGCCGTTCAGGCGATCCACTCGGCTCGGTACCTGCCCCCGGACACCATCATCATGCACCCGTCCCGGTGGGCGTGGATTGTGTCCCAGTTCGACTCCAGCAACCGCCCGCTTGTGGTTCCGGCCGCTCAGGGTCCGATGAACGCTGTCGGCACCACGGGTGAGCCTGCCGCTCAGGGTTACGTCGGTTCCATGCTCGGCCTTCCGGTCTACGTGGACGCGACGATCACCACCACGTTCGGCGCTGGCACGAACCAGGACCGCATTCTCGTTGCGCGCATGTCCGATCTCATGCTCTGGGAGTCGAACCTGCGGGCCGAGACGTTCGAGCAGACCTACGCGAACCAGCTTTCTGTGTTCATCCGGGTTTACAACTACATGTCGTTCCAGGCTGGCCGTTACCCCAAGTCCATCAGTGTGATTGACGGTACCGGTCTGGTCGCCCCGACGTTCTAAGCGAGGGTCCGTGTCCCTGATCTACCTCACGCATTCCGACGTAGGGCTACGGGCCACGGTCCTGGACAGCGACGGCAACCCCGTCACGGGGTCTGTGTCGGTCTCTCTGACTGTCACAGACCCCGCCGGGGCCATCACCTCACCCGCCACGACTTCGGCCGGGAGCGGGGCGTACACGGCCGTTGTGCCGGGTGTCTCGGTCTCCGGCATATGGCTGTACCGGTGGGAGGCGCCCGGATGGGCGTCCGAGGGTCAGTTCACGGTCCAGGAACCGGGCCTAGAACAGATCGTTGACCTCCCGAGCGTCAAGGCACACCTAAACATCCCTGCCAGCGACACCCGCGCGGACGATGAACTACAGGGGTTCATCTACGCGGCCTCGGAAATGGCCCGGCATCACTGCGGGCCCTACCTGCCGGAGACACACACTCAGTATTTCGACGGTGGCGTGTCCCGCGTCTCTCCGGATTGGCTTCCGGTCTCAAAGGTGCTCAGCGCCACCGAGTATTACGGCCTTTCCGGCTACACCCTCACCGAGCAGGTTCTAGGCGACCAAATGAACGCATTCGCGTTCACTGTCGACTACGCAACCGGCACCATCACCCGTCGCACCATGGGCGGGGAAGCGGCCCTGTTCGCCGCTGGCACCAAGAACGTAAAGATCGTCTACACCGCCGGTTCCCGCCCCGTTCCGTACCTCGTACGCCTCGGCGCGCTGGAACTCGTCCGCCATCTTTGGCAGACCACTCAACAGGGTGGGCGCCCCAAGTTCGGCGGTGCCGGTTATGACGGATCGGACGCTGTGATTCCCGTGGGGTTCGCCCTACCGAACCGCGTCATTGAGCTTTGGCAGGGCGATCGTCGCCCGCCCGGCATCGCGTAAGGGGGACCGTGAGCACACCGATACCCGGTTCTACCGCCGTAGCCGTACGGCAATTCCTGTTCGACACGCTTACCGCCTCCCTAGTGCCCGACCCGCTGAGCAAGACCTCACAGCTACTCGTGTGCTTTGACGAGCCCGGGGAGTTCCAGCCGGACGACATTGTCAGTATCGGCAAGGTGGAACGGGTCCTGAACACCAATTCCATGGTTGGCGGTGGTGGCGCCGGATGGCTTGAGGAGTCGTACACCGTAGAAGTCGAAATTGAGGTGTACCGAGGCGGGGACGACCCGCAAGGCGTATTCACGCGCACCTCGGACCTCATAGACCAAATTGTTGTGGCCGCACGTACGGACCCGAGCTTGGGCACGCGGGTGCTGATCTGTAAGCCCACGAACTCGACATGCGAGGTCACGTGGGACGACGAGCATAAGGGCCGACTTGGTAGCGGGACCGTGACTTTCAGTTGCTATCAAAGGATCTAGCCCGTGACCTCGTTCACTTTCTCCGGGGAAGACACCCGGTATTACCCCTCTCTTGGCCTTGAGGCCACCCCGGGACTAGTCGCCGACCTGGCAGACGACCCGGGCGACGGACGGTGGGAGCCCACACCGCAGGCACAGCCTGACGCGTTCGCCCTGCCCCCGGTTCCCGCCGTTGCGCCGGAAGACCCGGCCCCAACCAACCTCTAAGGGTGCAGAGCAGCTACGGATTCCGTAGCTGCTGCCCCGTGACAGACAAGGCCAAGACATGCCCCATTCCTCAAATCTCTCGTTCCTAGGTATCGCCAAGGAAATCACCCCCGGAACCCCGGTCACCGCGACAGCGTTCATTCCCGTGTCCGCCCCGACCGGCAAGGATGAACTAACCCTCCTTGACGACAAGGGTCTACGCGGCGCCATGGTCGACACCTTCGGGCAGGTCGCGGGCGTCAAGAGCGGCACCCTGGACTACAGCGGTGACGTTTTCCCGGACACCGTTGGTTGGGCCCTCGCGGGTGTTCTCGGCGACGTGGCGACTACCGGCGCATCCGCCCCGTATTCGCACACCATGGCGGTACAGAACGGCAGCGACGGACAGCCCACGAGTTACACCCTCGTTGACTACTACGCCACCGCCGCTCGGGCGTACCCGGGTTCCAAGTTCAGTGAGTTTGGCCTCAAGTTCAGCGCTGATGGCATGCTGACGTACACCGCAAAGGCGGTCACGTTCGGCTCTCAGACGGTCACCAAGCCCACCGCCTCGTTTTCGACGGTCCAGCCGCTTGCTGCTTGGACTGGACTAGTGACCCTCGGCGGTAGTTCGTTCACCACCGTGACCGATGGTGAACTGACTATCAAGCGCCCCGTTACGGTCGTCAACACCGTAAACAACACTCAGAGCCCCGCACAGCTATGGTCCGGCCCGGTCTCGGTGGACGGCAAGCTGACCGTTGTCATGGAAAGTGACGCGCAGCTTACGAACTACCTGAGCGCGACCGATCAGGCGCTAGTGCTGAACTTCTCGGGCGGTGCCGGTGCTGCTGCCTATCAGGTTCAGTTCACCATGACCAAGTGCAAGTATCAGGCCGCCGAAATCGGCCGTGGCAAGGACTACGTGGAACTTGCGCTGACGTTCACCGCACACGCGAACTCCACCGACATTGGCGCGTCCGCCGGTTTCTCGCCGGTCAAGGCCACGCTACAGAACGCAATCGCAACGGGAGTCTACGTCTAATGTTCCGCACTAACCTTCCCTCCGGCGCATGGGCTGACATCCGAGAGGTTGCCGACGTAACCGAGCGCCAGCGCCGCCCTATCAAGCGCGTACAGGCGAACCTAGGCGGCAACGCCGCATTCGTGAGCGCGGTGGACACCGCAAAGGATCTCAAGGGTGACGGGACTGACCTCACTCAGGCCGAGCAGCTTTCCATCGCTGCGGGCATGGGTGCGGCCTTCGATGACCTAGAGAAGCTGAATGACCTGCTAGTGGTCGCCATGACCGCCGGGTGGTCGTACGCGTTCCCCGTGTCTGAGGACGCCGTCCAGGACATTCCCGGGCGGGACCTTGACGCACTGCGCGAGGTTGTGTCCCCGTACCTCGCTCAGCTACTCCCGGGCTTTGAGCCCACCCCGGATGCCAATTCCCCTACCGTGCCCTCCGGCGCCTAAGCCTCACGCTAGAGGGGAAATTCGATTACCCGGCGGACATGCTGCCGCTTGAGGAATACCGGACGTGGCGACTCTGCACGCTGATGCACTGTCGCCCGTCCGAGCTTGAGGACGAATCCGCCGTTGAACTGGACTGGATTCTAGCCGTGGATGACGCGGTTTCCCGAGCTAAGGCCAACAAGGAACGGGAGGCCAACCAAAATGGCTGAAAGCCCGTTCGGCGCCGTTCGTATCAGCGCGCGGGAGACACAAGCGGCCCTAGCTGCCATGGATAAGCGGGTAGACCTCGCCACCGCAGCAGCGACAAAGAAAGCGTCCGGCAAGGTCGTGACGACTATCAAGGGCCAAATGCGCGGGCGTCCTCGGTGGGACCGGCGCGGTAAGTCCAAGCGGACGGGCCCGGAAATCAATTTCGACCTTAGCCCGCACGTCGTGCGCAAGGGCGGAGGCCCCGGAAAGCTATCCGGCGCGCTGTCCCGGTCCATCCGTAAGAGTCGCAAGCCCCGCAAGAACGCCGAGGGCTACAGCATGGCGGTTTTGGCCGGTGGCGCTGGCGGACCGCAGAACCTCTACAAGGGCAAAGTTGAGGCCAAACAGCCCTATTTCAAGCCCGGTGTGGAGAAAGCCAAGCCCAAGCTACCCGCTGTGTGGGAGGCCGCTTGGGCTAAGGCCACTCGAACTAAATAAGGGGGTAACCCAATGGGCGCGTTGCCCCCGGTTTTCATTGAGTTCCTAGGCAAGAAAACCGGATTCTCGGCCACTGCTGCCGGAGTTCGGAGCGAACTAGCCGAGACCGAGGCCGCCGGTGCCGGGTCAATGTCACGGCTTGGCGCCGTGTCCAAGGCCGCACTACTCGGTATTGGCGTTGCCGCTGGCGTCGCTGCGGTGAAAACCGTTCATATGGCCGCCGACTTCCAAACCCAAATGACCCGTGTCCGCACGGGTGCCGGTGAACTACAGAAGAACATGGCCAGCGTCTCTCAGGGCGTTCTACAGATGGCCGGTGAGGTTGGTCAGAGCACGTCCGAGCTGACCTCGGGCCTATACATGGTCGAGTCCGCCGGTTTCCACGGTGCGGACGCCCTAAAGGTTCTCAAGGTTTCGGCCGAGGGTGCCAAGGTAGGCGCCGCCGACATGGCCAGCGTTACGGACGCCACCACTACCGCCCTGAACGCGTACAAGATGGGCGCCAGCGATGTCACGGGCGTTATGAACGCCCTCGTTGCCACCGAGGCATCCGGCAAGACCAATATGGAAGCCCTCGCGGGTTCCATGAGCAGCATCCTGCCCGTGGCCGCCTCGGCGCACGTTGGGCTGAACGAGGTTCTTGGGGCCATGGCCACCATGACCGCTCAGGGCACCTCGGCTAAGGTCGCAGCGACCTATCTACGGCAGACAATCGGGCAGCTTTCCAACCCGACCGCCAAGGCCGCGAACGAAATGAAGTCTCTCGGCCTGAACGCCCACGACGTGGCCAAGAACCTTGGCAAGAGCGGCCTAGCGTCCACACTGACCATGCTCACGGACGCAATCGAGAAGCACATGGGCCCCGGTGGGGACGTGCTGATTAACAAGCTCAAGGCAGCGTCCACGCACGCCACCGAGTTCCAAAAGGTGCTTGCGAACCTCCCGCCGACACAGCAAACGTACATTGGCGCGCTGGCCACCATGGTCGGCGGTACTAAGTCGATGATGGCTGCATTGCAGCTCACCGGACCGCATATGGAGACGTTCCAACAGAACGTCCGAGGCATCGGTGAGCACGTCAAGTCTGGCGGTAAGGAGGTTGAGGGTTGGTCCGACGTTCAGAAGACGTTCAACCAGCGCCTAGCCGAGGCTAAGGGCAGCATGCAGGCAATCGGGATCGAGATAGGCACCGCCCTACTCCCGTATGCCATGAAGGCTGTCACGGCCTTTTCGCAGATGGTCACGTGGATGACGCGCCATAAGGTGGTCGTTGAACTACTCGGCGCCGCTATCGGCGGAATCCTCGTGATCGGCCTCGCTGCCGCAACGATTGCCGCATGGAACTTCACCGCCGCAATCCTCGCCAACCCGCTTACGTGGATTGTCGTGGGCATCATGGCGCTGATAGCCGGACTCGTCTACCTGATCATTCATTGGAAGCAAGTCGCAGCGTGGCTATCCACCGCGTGGCACGCGACCGTGACCGGTCTGGTAGCCGCGTGGCATTGGCTAGCGGACAACACGGTGGCCATTTGGAACGACGACATCGTGTCGCCGGTAATGGCCGCGTGGAACGCCGTAGCAGCGTTCTTTGTCTCCACGTATCACGCGGTCGTAGACCCCATTGTCAACGCGTGGAACATGGTCGCTTCGGTGACCAAGAGCGTATGGAACGCAATCGCAGGCTTTTTCAAGACGTGGTGGCCGCTTCTGTTCGTAATCTTCCTTCCGGGGATTGCGCTGCTCGTGGGCGCGTGGAATCGCTTTCACAAGACCGTGTTTTCGGTCGTGCGGGTCGTTTGGACTTCCGTCCTCGCGTTCTTCCGCACGATTTGGGGAGCCGTGCGGGCGGTAGCAGCTTTCGAGTGGCACGCAACGCAAGTGGCCATTATCGAGCCCGTTGTGGCAACGATCGACTATGTCCGGTCCGTGTGGAATTCCGCCATGCGGTGGCTCGGCTCTATGTGGTCGACAATCCGTGGCGGCGCGTCCGCCGGATGGGAACGAGTGCGGTCCGCCATTGTGGCGCCGATTGCCCGAGCACTGTCCGCCGTAAAGGCGTACATGGTGGACGTCAAGAACGCCATTTTCAACAAGATGAACGACGCTTACAACAGCATCCTTCATTTCGGTGACCGGTTCTCGGACGTCGGGTACTGGATCGTGATGGGCATCGTTCACGGTGTCGAGAACGCCGGGGGATACCTCAAGAACGAGGTTTCCAACCTCGCGCATGACGCACTGCACGCGGCGATGAACGTCCTTGACATCAATTCGCCTTCCAAGGTTTTCGCCAAGATTGTCGGTCGGGCGATTCCCGAGGGCATCGCCAAGGGCGTGACGGACAACGCGCACCTAGCCGTGCGGGCGGTGTCCAGCCTCGCCGCTGGTCTGCCTACGGATGGCCCGTCCATCGGGTCCGCCGTGTCCCTCGGGACGTCGGGCGGAAGTGGCACGGTCGTACGCCACGAAACCCACGTTCACGTGACCGTTCAAGGCAGCGTGCTGTCTGAGCGGGATCTACGAGACACCGTTCAGAAAGAAATGCTCCGCCTAGGGTCGCGCAACTCGGCGACTTGGGCTAGCTACCGCCGTTAGACCGAGGGAGCAGCTACGGATTCCGTAGCTGCTCCGGAAGGGTGGTCCAGTGACCACGAACCCTAATGCCCCCGTGATGGAACACGCTTGGGGAGCGGAGTGGGGCGCCAACAAGGGTGCCATTCCGCTGATCCGATGGGTTGACCTCACCGCGCGCACTAAGGGTGCAGTGGGTACTCAGCGAGGGCGACAGTACGAGCTAGATCAGGTCCAGTCCGGGACGCTGAACGGCACGCTAACCAACAATGACGGGGCCCTGGACCCGACCAACACCGCCGGACCTTGGTACGGGCACATCGCCCCGTATCAGCCCTACCGTGTGCGTGCGCAGTATCCGCCCACGGTGAATCAGATTGCCCCGGACGTGGCCAACGGTGGGGATAACCTGCCGCTTGGCCCTGTACCCGCTGGACTGGATACCGGTTCTGACACCGACTCCACTCGTGGCACGGTCGTTGCCGGGGGCTGGCAGGGCGTGAACTCGATTCAGTACGCGGTCCCCTCGGGTGCCGCTGTCGGTCAGCGTCCGATGGAATGTTTCAACATGGGCGTTGCCCCACTGACTACCTACACGTTCACGATTCACGTGCGGAACGTCACCGCCGGGACCACCCTCACTGTGAAGCCTCACATTGGCTGGTACGGCCCTCCGCCGGTTGCCTCCCCGGTTTCCTACGTCCTCGGCACTGCGGCAACGCTCACGGGGTCTGGAACGGCTTCATGGACCACCCTTACGGTCACCGCCACCTCTCCCATGAACGCGTACGGGATGAACGTCGGTTTCCAGCTTTCCAGCGTGGCAGGCGCGGCGTGCAGTGTTCAGGCGGACGGTTTGCAGCTCGAACAGGGCAGCACCGCAACCGCATTCGTGACGCCCGGCACCACCTACGCGGTTTACTCGGGGTTCGTGGAACGCTGGCCCCAAAGCTGGACGATGGACAACACGTACAGCGTCATTAGCCCTACGGCCGTTGACGCTTTCGCGCTGCTGTCTCAGCGTCTTCTCAGCGACCCGCTCACCGAGGAAATCGGCAAGCACGTACCGCGCTTCCTTTTCAAGCTGGACGACCCCCAGGGTTCGCAGAGCGTTGCCGACGCAAGCGGCAATGTGACCCCCGCTGCTATCGCGCATAGCAAGTACGGCACCGGAAGTCTCGTGTTCGGAACGGACATCACTGCGGCCGACCCGGCCAACGGGGTGTTCACCGGTAGCGGTGGTGGCACGGTGGCCACGGTGAACAACCCTGGCGCCGGAACCAACCTGCTAGAACCCGCTACGTACATTGACCTATCGCCGTCCGGCATAACCGGCCCTGATTTCACCGTTGAATGGTCCCGGATGATTGCGTTCCGGTACACCGGGACAGCGCCAACGGCCGGAAACTGGGCCACCATTTGGTCAAGCATCGGAAAGAATGCACCCCACGGCGGTGCCCCGTCCAAGCTAGTGCTTTTCGCTGGCGATGACGGTAAGGCAAAGGTCACTGTGGGCGGGCAGTCTGGCAGCTTGACGATTTTCGCCCCGACCCCGAGTTCGGGAACCGTGCTTGACGGCAATTGGCACCTCGTTGGGCTGTCGTACGACCACATAAACCACCTGATCAGTATCAACCTTGACGGGGTCGTTACGGGGTATACCGATATCAGCACCGTGATACCCACCAATCTGGCGTCCGACTCCCTCGGCGCGTGGATTGACCCGAACACGGCCGGTGGTTCCGCGTACAACTTCAAGGGAGACATTGCCTTTGCCGCTGAGTTCACGACCGGCATGGGAACGACGGACGTAAGCAACATGTACGCCGCGTGGAAAAACTCGTTCACGGGGGACGCCACCGACGTCCGATACGGCCGGATTCTGGATTGGGCCGGGTACAGCGGTGCCCGCAACATCCAGACTGGCCAGACCCGCTCAATGGGTGCGGCCAACGTGGGCGGGCAAGACGCGCTGTCCGCACTGCAAGCCGTAGTGGACACCGAGGGCGGAAGCCATTTCGTCTCGACTGACGGAACGGTCACGTTCAAGTCCCGCGCGGCCCGGTACAACGCGCTCACCCCCGCGTACACCTTTGGTGAGCGGACGGACCTTGGGGAATTCCCGTACGAGGAAGTCGAGTTGGATTACGACTCAACGCACCTCGGCAACATTGTCACGGTGACTCAGGCATCAACGTCCCAGGTATTCACCGCGCAGGATGCGGCCTCCCAATTGGCGTACTTCCCGCGCACGCTGGCCCGGACGGTCAACTCGTCTGACCCGCTGGAATGCCAAGCTGCGGCAGAATACCTACTGAGTCGGTACAAGAACCCCGCCACGCGGGTATCTTCCCTCAAGCTGCATCCTGCCGCGTACCCGTCCCTATGGCCTGTCTGCCTTGGCCTTGAACTAGGTACCCGAGTCCGTATCATGCGTCGCCCTATTGGCCGCCCGGCTATCACGGTAGACGCGTTCGTGGAACAGATTCAGTGGGAGCTAGACGACACGGGCGAGGCTTTCGTCACCTTGCAGTGTTCCCCGGTCGACCTCACCCCGTACGGCCTGTTTGCCTCGTGGCACACCACCTTTGCGGCGGGCACGTCGGTAGGGGCCACGACCATCACGATTAACGCGCCCAAGGACAACACCAACCCCCTTGCCGCGCAGATAGCGCGTGGGCAGCAGCTCGTAGTCTCGCCTGCCGGTACGACGTCCAAGGAAACCGTTACGGTCGCCTCGGTCTCGTCCACGGGTTCGCCCTGGACCACCGGCACTATCACGCTGACCTCGGGCCTTACCCACTCGCACACCAGTGGGGCCACCATCTGTGAGCCCCTGCCCACCGGGATAACGGACCCGACCACTTGGGACGTCCCGAGCACATTCGACAGTCACGCGTTCGCGTATTAAGGAGGTACGCGCATGACGCGCGTTGTCCCCACAATGGGGCAGGCCGTACCCGGCAACTTTGAGACCGCCGCATTCTGGAATGCGAACGTTCAGGCGCTCGGTAACTTCCTGCTGAGCGTCCCTCGGTTTGTCGGGTACCAAGCCCACTCGGGTACCCCTCAGATGATCCTAGACAGCACGTGGGTTCCAATTCTGCTGGACACCGAGATTACGGACTCCGAGGGTGGCCATAGCACTACCTCAAACACGAGCCGATACGTGTGTCAGGTGGCGGGCACGTATAAGGCGGAGGGTGCCTATGTCGCCAGCGCTAACAGCACAGCGGGTTTCCGGGCAGCAAAGTTCGTAGTGAACGGAACCACCACGGTTCAGCTATCGGAAAAGTCGGCGACGCCGGTAGTCGGTTTCCCTACTACGGTCTCGCTTTCCGCCGAGGTAACGCTAGCCGTCGGCGACTACATAGAACTGCACGCGTACCAGAATTCCGGCACTGTCTCACCGGGTCTGCCGGTGGAAAGCAACACCGCCGCCGACTACGGATGTCACATGCGCTTGCGCTGGATTTCGAGCTAAGGAGAAAACACACATGACGCTACCCGCTGGCATTGACGTTGCCTCGTATCAGTCGAGCACCTACGACACCAAGGGCCTTTCCTACGTATTCGTAAAGGCCACCGAGTCGACCGGCTACCGGAACCCCCGCTATGACGCTCAGGTGGCGCACGCTCGGGCACACGGTCTCATCGTCGGTCACTACCATTTCGCGCACGGCGGGAATGCGGTCGCTCAGGCTGACTACTTCCTCGCCGTAGCACAGATCAAGCCCGGTGACCTAATCGCCTACGATTGGGAGGAAGCCCACACCTCTCAGGCGGACCGGGACGCGTGGATGAAACACGTAAAGGCCAAGCGCCCGAACAACAAGGTTGTTCTGTACTGCAACAAGGCATTTTGGAAGGGGCGCGACACCGAGTCGTACGCGGGTGACGGTCTTTGGATCGCGGACCCGGACCGCCCGGCCGGTAAGCCCGATGTCCAGCACCCGTGGGTTTTCCACCAGTACAGCACCGCCGGGGGCATCGACCACGACGTGGCGAACTTCCCGAGCGTGGAAGCCCTCAAGGCATGGGCCAGCGGGACCGTGGCCAAGCCTCCGACCGAAAAGCCCCCGGTTGCCGTCCCGGTGACCAAGCCCCCGGTAAAGGCTCCGCCGGTCGTGCACCCCGTCCTCCCGCATGTCTCCCTGGCACACGTCATTGAGGCCGCACGGACCGACCCGCACGCCGCACAGGGCCATCAGTCCCACCCGAACGACGTCAAGCCCGTGGAACTAGCCCTAGTCGCCGAAAAGCTGCTAGACGCTGCGCACGCGCATGACGGTTCGTTCGGATCGCTGACC